TGCTGGAAGATTACATCCAAAAAATGCTGCTTTGGTGGGTCATGGTGGATGTTACACCAAATCTGTGCTATCGCATGGACAACGGCACGCTGGTACAACGTCAGTCCGAAGATACTGTGCCTGTTTCGGATTTAGTCATGAAGGATATGATTGACCGGGCACGCCAAAACGCGGAGCATTATACCACTTTGTTAGTCGATTACTTGTGTGCTAACTCAAGTTTGTTTCCTGAATACAGCACAGCGCAATGGCCTGACCGTTCACCGCGTACTGATGTAACAAATACATTGAACTATCAATTTTCAACGGGCAACACATCGACCAGCTACCGCCCTACTTACTCACGTAACATCATCAATCGTATACCATGAGTGATAAAAAAACACTAAAGCAGGAATACACTGAACGTTTGCGCAAGTATGAGCGTGAGCTGTCACTAAAACTACGAAGCAATGGCAACAAAGAAGCAGACAAAACCAAAAAGTGAACAGTCAAGTATTACTTACAAGTTCATTCGATACAACCTTCAGTTGTTCGATGGTTTGTGGTCAATACCGATAGCATTTGCGCTGTTCATCATTGCAGGTACTTTGAGTGCAGAATACTTTGGCGATGCGCTAATATCTACCGAATACGTGCAATACATCGTGCTGGCTTCACTTATCATGGTGTTTGCTAACTTCATTACGTTTTTGGGAATCCGTTTCAATTTTAAGGCGCTACAACGCGAAGTGTATAGTAAGGAAATCAAGTGTGAAATAAATACCTATCTAACCACATGGCAAAAGGTTGTCTTGTACCTGCTCTTGTATGCATTCTACTTTGCTGCATTCCTGTTTATTTTACGCATGCTGATGACGGCTACTGCGTAAGGACTACAGCCGCATCATTCGTAGGTGTAAAAGAGAAGGGTGGAAATAATAAAGGTTTCAACGATGCTGCATTGCAGGTATTGATGAAGCAGGAAGGTTGGTTGCCCGGTTACGCATGGTGCAGTTTTTTTGTTATGGCAATGCTCAATGAGTGCGGCATTCCCAATAACATTACAGGCTGGTCGCCTACTGCATACAATAGACGCGATGTTATTTATACCGATGGCAAATATGTACAAACGTTTAGCGATAACGATGTGCTTATTATGACTTTAAGTTATCCAAGCTTCCGCAAACAACGTTACAAGGGCATTGGTCACACTGGCATTGTGGACAGGGTAGGAAGGTATTCAGTGCGCACCATTGAAGGCAATACCAATGATCAGGGCATGCGCGATTCACGTTCACGCGATGGGGTGTATTACAAGATACGACCACTAACTAAAAATTTACACATTACAAGATGGGGCAAAACGAACTAAGAAGGCTTGTGCTGTATCTTTCAGCAATGACCATAGCCGGTGTTATGATTATTGTTGGATTTAAAACGTGCAATGAGCCCGTAACAAATCCTGCTATAAAAAGGTTACAGGATGTCAATGATTCGCTCTACCAAATCATTGAAACCAATAACGCTAAAACGGACAGTCTATTCTTAAAAATTGACAGCTTGCAAATCAAACAGGATACTATAATCACAAAGCAACAAATCACCAATGAAATTTATCGCAATGAAACCTATAACATTCTCTCTGCTTCTGCTACTGACAGCGATGTCAAGTTTCGCGCAACCCTCAAAAAATCGGACAGCCTTCTCAAACAAGGATTTTACTCCCGAACTTACAACCTACGACAGGCAGCTTTTCAATCTCAACTTCAATAGCATGTTGTATTGGTATGATACGGCATTGCAAATCGATTCGCTGTATCAAATGGAAAGGCTAAAAGTTACCTATTACGCGAAGATAACAGGCATACAAGCAACGAGTTATGAAACATTAGCCGAAATCTATAAAAACAAACAAAGCATTGAAAAGGCCATTTCAACTGAAAAGGATAACGAAATTGGTGAATTGAAAAAAAAGAACAGACGGTTAATAATTACTAACACAGCACTCACACTTGGTATCACAGGACTGGCTTTTTCTACTATATATTTTGCAATACTATAACTATGGAATTTGAACCAAGAGATTTAGTTACAATTATAGGCGGTGCTGTATCGCTCACAGGTTTATACTATGCACTGAAGCGCGATGTTGTTAAAGTATCCAGCGCACTGGGCAAAGTTGAATCGTATCACAAAAGAGAAATTGAAATGATAAACGTTGCATTGAAGGATCAAAAGACAGAATTGAATTTGAAGAATGATAAGTTGGAAGGTAAGATTGATGCAATCCAGACGCAGATTGCCATGATTAGTTCGCACCTTGCCGAGCTAAATGGCTACTTGAAGGCAAACAAATAATTTACAATATGTCACATGGCTATGCAGAAGTTTACAAAGAAATACATGCAGGTGAGGGAACGGTAGCGAGTCGCGTTCGCGCGGCAATGAAGAAGCATAGTATTGCGCTTTCCTATGATTCATTTTCACGAATGTATTATGAATGGAAGCGTTATCATAAGCACAAAGAAATTTTAGCTGTTAAGCCACAGCTAAACGGCAATTTGGCGAAGCTTGAGAATCATCTCGGCGACTTCAACAACTTGATTAACGAGTTAGTTCCTGAATCTGCCAATCCACTGGACCTGCCACCATCGCAGGAAGCCAATTACAAACCTTATAAGCTACCGATTAACCACAACAACATTCTGTTGCTGTCGGATATTCATGTACCTTATCACAACATCCAAGCTTTAACGCTGGCACTTAAATATGGTTTAGAGAATGACGTGAATACGATACTGCTCAATGGTGACATCATTGACTTCTATGCTATCAGTCGTTTTGAGAAGGATCCACGCAAACGCAACTTCGGGCATGAAGTCTTAATGACCAGGCAGTTCTTGCAAACGTTACGCAAGCTGTTTCCGAATGCTGCAATTTACTACAAGTGTGGCAACCACGATGTGCGCTATGACCACTACATCATGCGCAATGCGCCTGATTTGCTTGGTATGGATGAGTTTAACTTTGAAAGTTTGATGAAGCTGGATGAGTTAAATATCACTTTTATACCGGATAAGCAAATTATTCATGCAGGCAAGCTTACTATTTTACATGGTCATGAACTTGGCGCATCGGTATTTAGCCCGGTTAACATCGCACGTGGTCTATTCCTTCGCGCAAAAGACAGTGCATTGTGTGGACATCATCACCAAGCCAGCGAACACACTGAACCAAACATCAACGGCAAGATAACAACCTGCTGGTCTGTTGCTTGTCTATGCGAATTGCATCCTGATTACATGCCCATCAATAAGCACCATCATGGCTTTGCACATGTGCGCGTGTTGGACAATGGCGAATTCGAAGTGAGCAACTATCGAATAGTAAACGGCAAGATTCGTTAAATGAAAAATGCCCCGACGTTTCAGGGCATCATTCAATCAAATAACAAAACAATAAACAAGTACACAAACAGTACAAAGATATAAATGAAACGCAAGCAACATCCAAAAGTTATCCATCGAAAGTTAGGAAGGGAACGTGCGGATGGATTGTACTGCGATAACGTCATTGAAATAGATCCAACGTTGCCGCCAATGCGTTACATGATTGTGCTCATTCACGAATATCTTCATCACATCCAGCCGGAGTGGAGTGAGGAGAAGGTGGATGCTGAAGGCGAATCTTTAGGTCGCTTTCTTTGGAAGCAAGGCTATCGCAAGGTGCAGCAGTAGTTATTCATCCAGCAGCCCTTCAGTTATATCTATAAACCTATCGTACAAATCTGCAATCTTATCACTTACTTCTTCAACGTGTTCACCGTACTTGTATTCTCTGCGCATCAATTCCATGATGTCTTTAAGCGCATCCTTATACCGGGCAGCGTTAAGGGTGTAGTTGTATTCTACTTGTTCTTCCGGTAGATTAAACGTTAGTGTTGCTTTCATTTTCTGCTTTATTTGGTAATCCGTTTTTACTATCGCTATAGCCTTCACTATAGGAATTCAATATGTTTTCTAATTCCCATGTTTGCGCTTTCATCATGAAGGCATCAAGTTCAATCCATGATATGTTTACTGATGGACCTTGAAACCTTTTGCGTAAGGCTTTGCTTAGTCTACGCATTGCCGTTTCTTTTTTATCGCTCATAGATATTTTATTTCTTTGGTTAGTGTATACAATTCTTTATTCACTGATTTGATTTTGTGGTGCAGGTTGTCTTTTACGTATCGTGTCTTAGCTGTAACAAACATCTGCAGCAGGTTAGTTCGTTCTACTTTCAGCTCGTCTATTGAGCGCATTTTCTTTGCTCCCATTCATTTTCAGTATTTCGTTTTTAACGTGATGGTAGTATGCTTTGACTGAATAGAATTCACCTGTTCCTTCGAAGTCCTGCATGATATCGCTGGGTGCGTTTGTGATTGCTTCATCTACGCAATACAGCGCAGCGTTAATGGCACGCATGTGCATCAATGCTAAATCGCCATGTTGATCACCAGCTTCGACTATATCAAAATAGTTCGAGTACAGTTGCCATGCTTTGTCTTTTGCTTTCATTGTTTAGCTTGTTGATTAATTCGATTACTTGTTCTTTGTTGTAGTAGTGCTGCATTGAATTGCGCACGTGGTCTTTGAGTTGGTCAATCGTCATAAGTGAAATTGATATTTATAAATAATTTATGATAATGGTCTTGAATCGGTTTCTTTCTTTCTGAAAAATCTCTCGTACACCCATTCATGGAAAACATACCCTTAATCTGTATCAATTCTTGTCTTTGATATGGAGTAATATGCTTATAAAATGTGCCACTTTCTATATTAAGTTTATTCAATGCTTTTCGAATACCATAACCATTTTTAACTAATTCAACAACGTTTGGATATTGCAACTGTATACGTTCCTTTGCTTTCATACGTTCAAAGTATTAAGGTATTCACGCCACATAGGTACACGTTCCTGAAGCTTTGCGATTGCATCGGCATCAAACTCCACAACCTTTTCATGGATGCGTTCAGCAATGGGTATATCAAATGCCCATTCGTCTTGTGGCATTTCAAGATTTGCATCCGGGTATTCGCGAAGGAAACGTGGCATGTCGTAAATCATATTACGTTCAATGCTCTTTGCTTTCTTGATAAATGTAGGGTCGCCTTGTGGATCAATAAGATTAAGCCTACGCGATAATCTGTACTTTTCATCGTTAATCATTTCGATAGGTGCGCTAACTAACACGTAGCAGAACGTGGCACGTGGTGCTCCTGTTAACCAGCAGTAGGCTTGTCCTTGCCAGTAGTAGTCTTTGCTTATGTCGTTGGTCTTTGCATCCATGAAGGTATGAATGTCCCAACTTGATTTGATATCGGGCACATTGATAACTGCACCTGCTTCATCTTTGATAAGCAAATCAGGCGTGCCTTTGATAAAATCATTGGTGAACATTTCTTCATTCTTGAATACGATTTCACCGCGATGCCTGCGCCACATGTCGATTGCATCATTCTCTACGGCTAAACCTTTTTCAATGTACTTGTTGCTGATTTCTTTGTACCGGTTGTACTTCTGTTGCACGTAGACTTCAAGCAATGCGCTCTTAGTAGTTTCGGATAAACCTGTTTTGGTTCTTGCATCGGTCATAAGCTTACCAAGCTGCGATGCTCTAAATAGTGTATTGTTCATGTTGTATTGATTGATGGGGTAAAAATAGCAAATGGTTACAATCTGTAACCACCTGCTATCATTTTTAACATTTATTCGGCAATACCGTATTGCTCTTTTTTGGCATTTAGTTCATCGCCTACTTCGGCTAATACTTCAGGGCTGCATGCTTTGAAGATTTTGTGCAGCTGTGTTAGGTCGGTTGCCTGCTGGATTAGTTCGCGCACATACGCTACATCCTGTTCGTGTCCTCTGCCCAATGCACCTTTTAACTTGAATGGCTTGTATGTATCTTTATTGACGCGATTAACGTCACGACCGAATACCTTACCTAATGACAGCGC